CCCCTTGCTTGGCTGTGTACAACGGTACAAACTGGATTTCCCCCGCAGGTACAGCAATCGCTGCATCCTAATAGGAGGTCTTCATGACCATGCAAACCGACGTACTTAGTGCCACGGCTACGGCTGACGGCACTATGGTAGCGGGCCCAGCCCGTATTAAAGGTATCTTGCTGACCACAACCTCTTCTGCGGGGTCTGTGGTTTTGAAGGACGGTGGCGCTTCTGGCACCGCTCGTCTGACCCTTAACACCCCTGCTGTTGCTGAGATGTTTAACGCTTTGCTCCCCGGCGAAGGTATTCGTTTCACAAGCGATGTTTATGTTGACGTGACCAACGTTAGCAGCGTGACGGTGTTCTATGGCTGATACCGAGAAGAGCATTAGCCTAGCGGGCCGCAAACTCATGGTTGCGATCCCAGCTTACGATGGCAAGCTGAACATTGATTCAGCGTTTGCGTTGTCCAACCTCGCCGTTCAGGTGCAGTCGTTGGGGGTTAAGCTCTATCTCACGCACCTCTCGGGGTGCTCCCTCATTACAAAAGCTCGCAACTGTTTGGTTGCGGACTTCCTCAAATCCGACGCAGACACGCTTCTGTTCGTCGATGCCGACGTGGTTGTTACCGCCGACGCAATTCTCCGTTTGATGGCCCTGAGCATTGGCAAAGACATCACTGCTGGCATCTACCCACGTCGCGGCATGGACCGCAAATTCTTCCTTGACTACTACCTCGATGAGAACGGTGGCTTGGAGTTTGACGCCAACGGCATGCTGCGTGTGAAGCGCATTGGCACAGGGTTCATGATGATTCAGCGCCATGTGCTTGAGACAATGATCGCCAAGCACCCAGAGTGGGCGTACGACAACAACGTAGACAACCGCAAAGACCACGCCATTTTTGATCTTGGTTTGGTCAACGGCGAGTACTACGGCGAAGACTATTTGTTCTGCGACCGTGCAGCCGCCGACGGCTTCACAGTTTTCCTTGACCCCTCCATCAGCTTGCCCCACGTTGGCACCGAGAAGTTCACCCGTGACTTTGAGGCAGATGTGTTGAAGCCGCTGTTGGAGCAACACTGCACTCCGGTGCTGAAAGTTGTAAATGGCTAAATCACCAGCATGGCAGAGAAAAGAAGGCAAGAACCCAAATGGCGGCTTGAACGCCAAGGGGCGCGCGTCCGCGAAAAAACAAGGCATGAATCTGAAGCCTCCAGCCCCACACCCAAAAACCGAGAAGGACGCCGCCCGTCGCAAATCTTTTTGCGCCAGAATGAGTGGTATGCCGGGGGCGATGAAAGATGAAAAAGGGAAGCCAACGCGAAAAGCGTTGTCTTTGAAGGCATGGAATTGTTAAAAGCCTGCACTCGTTGTAAAACGGAAAAACCGTTGGATGCGGTTAATTTTCCATTCCACAACAAAACCAAGTCTGGTTTTGATAGCTGGTGCCGTGCGTGCCGCAAAGAATACAGAAACGCTAATTCACGTGGTATTTACCGCAATGCTATTTCCGACGAAGCATTGAAAGAACTCAAAGCTACGACACACGAGTGTGTAATTTGCGGAGATGAAACAAAGTTAGTGGTTGACCATGACCACGCCACAGGTAAGATTCGTGGGTTGCTTTGTAATCACTGCAACCGTGGGTTAGGGCATTTCAGGGATGATCCAACCCTGCTTGAATTTGCAGCCCAGTATTTGTACGCCTCAGCGGATATGCCGCAATGGGATAAGTACAAAGAGGGAGAGGCGGCGTAAGATGGACAACATTTGGAACATCATACTGACGACTGGCTTGGGTCTTTTGAGCTGGGTGTTGAAGGAAAAATCAGATGAGCTCAGTCGAGTCACAATCCTCCTCAACCGTACCCGCGAAGAGATCGCGAAAGAGTACGTCACAAAAACAGAAGTCCACGCCGACATCAACCGCGTCTTGGACCGGCTTGATCGCTTGGATGAAAAACTGGATCGCCTTATGGAGAACAAGCATGCCAGCGGTAAGCAGTAAACAAAAGCGTTTTATGGACGCCGCAGCGCACAACCCAGACTTTGCGAAGCAAGCGGGTGTGCCCCAAAAGGTGGCCAAGGAATATAGCGAAGCTAGCAAAGGTCTGAAGTTTGGCAAAGGTACCCAATCCCGCGCCGATCTACAGAAGGTAAACAAGCCCAAAACCCTTCAGGGCAAATCTGAACTTTTTTCAAAAGGAGGCCAAGTCATGGCTAAATCATCTGGTAACGGTATCACTAACGCCAAAATGGGCTCTGTCCGCACTGCTGCTCCCAGCCGTGACGGCGTGGCCACCAAAGGCAAAACCAAAGGCACCCAAGTCAAAATGGCTGGTAGCAAGCCTCTGGGCATGAAAAAAGGCGGTACAGCCAAAGGCATGAAGTACGGCGGCAAAGCCTGCTAATTTAGGAGGCCACCATGGCAAAAGACAAAGTTTATACCGCTGAAATGGGCCAACCGCCCATGGACCCAGAAGTGGCTCCACGCACTCCCAAAGCCGCTAAAAAGGGCATGCCCGAGCAATTGGGTGAGGGTATTCGCGTTGAGAAAAAAGCCAAGGGTGGCACCGCCTCTAGCCGTGCTGATGGTTGCTGCACCAAAGGCAAAACTCGCGGAAAGATGGTGTAACCATGGCCAAGAAAACTGAGCTGGAGGAATACCGAGACTCTCCTCGGTACATGGGGTACGAAGACTACACCCCCGTTGGGCGCAAAGCCATTAAGGCGTACCACAAAGCCGCGCGAGGAGACGACATGGATGTGGCAGAGCCACACTCACCAGCAACTTCCCGTGCTGGCCGTAAGGCTGCACAAGGAGTGGTGTACAAGGATCGAGAGCAAACCAAACCTTTGGAGCGCGTGGACGAGATGGGCAACCCCTACAAAAAAGGCGGCAAGGTTTCTTCTGCTTCTCGTCGTGCCGACGGTATTGCAACCAAGGGTAAAACCCGTGGGAGACTCCTATGATGGCAAGTCGCGGCATGGGGGCTATCAAGGCCTCCAAGATGCCTGAGAAGAAGGTCATTCACCGCAAGGATGACCCGAACGACGTTGACTACTACGCCGAGGGCGGCAGTGTGAACGAAGCGGGCAACTACACCAAACCCGGTTTGCGTAAGCGAATCGTGTCACAGGTAAAAGCCGCGGCTACCCATGGCACCGGTGCTGGTCAGTGGTCAGCCCGAAAAAGTCAGTTGGTAGCCAAAAAATACAAAGCCGCTGGGGGTGGGTACCGTGACTAAGGTTTGTACGCAGTGCGCAGTAGAAAAACCGCTGACTGATTTTTTTAGTCGCGGAGGGAAACTCGCGCACCTGTACAAATCAAAATGCAAACTTTGTATGCAGGCAAAACGACAAGAGTGGGCTGAACAAAACAAAGACCACCTTAACGATTGGCGCAGAAAAAATTGGGTAACCGCAAATCGCCGCTTAAAGCGTCGTGGGGCAACTCAACAACTATATGATGAACTTTACGAAGCCCAACACGGCTGCTGCGCAATTTGTTCGGAGCCTGAAGAAAAGTTTAGTTGGTTGTGTATTGACCATGACCACACCACTGGTAGGATACGTGGCCTGCTCTGCCCTAATTGCAACCGGGGAATTGGTTTGTTGAAAGACAGCTCAGAACTGTTACAAAAAGCACAACATTACCTAGAATCCGCTAAAGTAGAAGGGGTAGAACATGCCTCTTAAAGCGCCGCAACAATCGCTTAAAAATTGGGGCGACCAGAAATGGAGGACCAAAAGTGGAAAACCGTCTAGCAAAACAGGTGAAAGATACCTTCCAGAAGCTGCAATCAAAAGCCTCAGCCCTGCTGAGTACGCTGCGACAACGCGTGCAAAACGCGCTGGCAAAAAAGCCGGGAAGCAGTTCGTAGCCCAACCTAAGACTATCGCCAAGAAAACATCGAGGTTCAGATAATGGCAATCACATCCGGTACCGCAGCATTTAACCTTGACCTAGCCGAGCTGGTCGAGGAAGCGTTTGAGCGCGCCGGTCGTGAGCTGCGCTCTGGTTATGACCTGCGTACAGCGCGTCGTAGCCTCAACATCATGTTCGCCGACTGGGCTAACCGCGGCATCAACATGTGGACAATCGAGCAGGGTCAGATTGATCTTGTTCAGGGGCAGAGCACCTATGCGCTCCCTAACGATACAGTTGACTTGTTGGAGCATGTCATCCGCACACAGGCGGGGCAGCAGTCCAACCAAGCCGACCTGACAATTACCCGCATCAGCGTTTCGACCTATGCGACTCTCCCAAACAAACTTCAGCAAGCTCGTCCAATTCAGGTTTGGGTACAACGCCTTGATGGTCAAACGGCAGCGCCAATCACGACTCTTGCGTCTGGCATTTCGGCTACAGACTCAACTATCCCGTTGACATCGACTCTGGGTATGCCAGCAGCGGGCTTCGTGAAGATCGGTAACGAGACCATCAACTACACCTCAATCAGCGGCAACAGCTTGATTTCTTGCTTCCGTGGGCAGAACGGTACAACCGCCGCCACTCACCTAGCCGCAGCCCCTGTATCCGTGCAGAGCCTGCCTGCTGTTTCTGTGTGGCCCACACCCGATGGAGCTCAGTCATATCAGTTCGTGTACTGGCGTTTGCGCCGCACCCAAGATGCGGGCGGTGGTGTGAACGTCATGGACGTGCCCTTCCGATTCATCCCCTGCATGGCTGCTGGTTTGGCGTACTACATCGCAGGCAAGATTCCCGAGGGCGCCGAGCGCCTGATGATGCTCAAGCAGCAGTATGACGAGGCTTGGGAGTTGGCGGCTTATGAAGACCATGAGAAGGCAGCGATTCGCTTCGTGCCACGTCAACAGTACATCGGAGGTGCGATGTAATGGCTAACCGGTTTGCCTCCGGTAAGTATGCGATTGCGCAGTGTGATCGTTGCGACGCTCGCTTCAAGTTGAAGCAGCTCAAGCGCGAGATCATCAAGACCAAGAACTATGAGCTCTTGGTTTGCCCAAGTTGCTGGGACCCCGACCAACCTCAACTTCAACTGGGTATGTATCCGGTTGATGACCCACAAGGTTTGCGTAACCCACGCCCTGATCGCAGCTACATTACATCTGGTACAACCGGACTTCAGATCATCAACAGCAACAGCACCGACATTCTTGCTCAAGGTTACCAAGGCGAAGGCAGTCGAGACATTCAATGGGGGTGGAACCCTGTGGGTGGAGCTAGCTTAGATGATGACGGATTAACGCCGAACTACTTGGCTTTAGTCGTGGAAATTGGTACAGTGGCAGTGGAGGTCTCATGAAGGTATGTAACCACTGCGGCGTTAACAAGCCAAAAACCGAGTTCTATAGAAAGAGCACAGCAAAAGACGGCTTGTTCTGGTGGTGCCGCGCTTGCCATAAAGAGAACATGAAAGCCAAGTATCACGAGCTCGCAAAAGACGAGGCGTATCGAGTGCGTGAACGTGAACGTATGGATGCGTTTTGGGCCGCAAACCCCGATATACGAAAGAGATGTAGTCAAGAGTACGCGAGCAAAAACAAAGCAAAACTTACTGCCAACGCAAGTAAGTACCGTGCGTCAAAAGCCAAAAGAACCCCTGCTTGGCTGACAGACGATGATTTTTGGGTTATTGAAGAAGCTCACACTCTAGCTGCACTGCGTACAAAGTTGTTTGGGTTCCAATGGCACGTAGACCACGTAGTCCCTTTACATGGGGAGCTTGTCTCCGGGCTGCATGTGCCGCATAATCTACAAGTAATTCCCGCGTGGGATAACCGCAGTAAATCAAATCGGTTTACTATTACAACATAAGGAGTCCCTCATGGACAAGAAAGACCTCGCACAAGATAAAAAGACCGCTGCAAAGGCCGTGCACAAGCACGAAAAAGCCATGCACCCCGGCAAGCCTATGACCAAGATGCGCGCTGGCGGCAAGACCAATAGCGACATGTTGAAGATGGGTCGTGGTTTGGCAAAGATTGCCAACCAAAAATCACCCGGTCGTCGCGGAGGCTAATCATGGCTACATACAAAACACCAAAGAAAGTCGCTTCGGTTGTGGTGGGTGAAGAGCCTGCGAAGACTACTATGCGCAAAGCAAACGTGTCTGTGGCCAATACCCGCAGCCAAGACTACCCACCCACAAAAACTTCGGGCATCAAGATTCGTGGCACAGGTGCTGCGACTAAAGGCTTGTACGCTCGCGGACCCATGGCTTAATAATGACCTACGACGAACTCTACGCTTCGATCCAGTCTTACACGGAAAACCAGTTCCCTGAGACTTATCTTGCTGACGGAAGTGCTGTGTCCACTGAGACACAGATCAACACTTTCATTAAGCAGGCGGAACAACGCATCTTCAACACGGTGCAGTTCCCATCGTTGCGTAAGAACGTCACCGGCACCACAACCCTGAACAACAAGTACTTGTCCGCACCCAGCGACTTCTTGGCTGTCTATTCTTTGGCAGTAATTGACGCCACCGGTGCGTACGAGTATTTGTTGAACAAAGATGTGAACTTTATTCGCCAAGCGTATCCACAACCGACAGATACGTCGATTCCACGGTACTACGCTTTGTTTGGCCCAACAACCACCAACGACCCTTCACCCGTCATCACTGACGAGATTTCGTTCATCTTGGGCCCCACACCTGATGCAGCTTACAGCGTTGAGCTGCACTACTATTACTACCCTGAGTCGATCACCACCGCTGCTGACGGTCGTACATGGCTGGGTGACAACTTTGATTCTGTGCTGTTGTACGGTTCTTTGGTTGAGGCTTACACCTTCATGAAGGGCGAGACGGACATGGTCTCGTTGTACAACGCCAAGTATGCTGAAGCGCTTGCAATGGCTAAACGTCTGGGTGATGGCATGGAGCGTCAGGACGCATACCGTTCTGGTCAATATAGACAGGCGGTGACCTGATGGCTATTCAGCAAGGCGCAACAAACACATTCAAGCTCGGGTTGCCAAAAGGCAACTTTGACTTCGACGTGGACACATTCAAGATCGCGCTGTACACCGGTGCAGCGTCGATTGGCCCAGACACAACTGCGTACACAACTGATGGCGAGACTGTAGCTACGGGTTACACCGCCGGTGGCGAAACGCTTACTGTTACGCAGGCACCTACAATTGGTAACCAGACAGGTATCGCTACGGTGTACTTGTCGTTCGCAAATGTCACATGGAATTCAGCGTTAATCGCACGCGGTGCACTGATCTACAAGTCGGGTTCTGGTAACCCAACTGTCTGTGTGCTGGATTTCGGTTCCGACAAAGCATCAACCACAACTTTCACGGTGCAGTTCCCCGCTGCCACCAATACAGCGGCGATCATTCGCATTTCTTAAGGAGCAACAAATGTTGACCAACAAAGCTAAAGCCGGTGGCGTTTACACAGTGGTTTGCCACGACGCCGATGGAAACCTCAAGTGGGAAGAAAGCACCCACAACCTCGTGGTGAACGTAGGTTTGCAAGACATGAACACCAAGTATTTCACTGGTAGCGCATACACTGCTGCTTGGTACTTGGGTTTGATTACAGGCCCCGGCTCCAGCACCACGATTGCTGCTGGCGACACACTGGCTACACACGCAGGCTGGACTGAGTTCACCAACTACTCTGGTAACCGCAAGGCAGTGACTTTCGGTACAGCTACAACTGCTGAC